AAACGAAGAGAAGAGGGTTTCTGGTTTGTGAACAATGGTAAACCAACCTGGATAACCGGTACGCACTATATGTATTTACAATGGAGTAAAATTGATGTAGGTGCTCCAGATTATAGAGAGGCAAATAGATTATTCTATATATTTTGGGAGGCATGTAAAGCTGACAAAAGGTGTTATGGGATGTGTTATCTTAAAAATCGTAGATCTGGATTTTCTTTTATGTCATCTGCAGAAACAGTTAATTTAGCTACCATTTCAAGTGATGCTAGATATGGTATACTCTCTAAAACAGGTGCAGATGCTAAAAAGATGTTTACTGATAAAGTAGTTCCAATTAGTATTAATTATCCATTTTTCTTTAAACCGATTCAAGATGGTATGGATAGACCTAAAACGGAATTGGCATATAGAGTACCAGCTAGTAAGTTTACAAGAAAAAAAATAACATCGAACGAACAACTAGAAGATATACAGGGATTAGACACTACTATAGATTGGAAGAATACAGGTGATAATAGTTATGACGGTGAGAAACTTAACTTACTAGTTCATGACGAAAGTGGTAAATGGGAAAGACCTGATAACATACTAAACAACTGGAGAGTTACAAAAACATGTTTACGACTAGGTAGTAGAATAGTTGGTAAGTGTATGATGGGCTCAACTTCAAACGCATTAGATAAAGGTGGAGATAACTTTAAAAAACTATATTACGCATCAGATGTCACGCAGAGAAATAGAAATGGCCAGACAAAATCTGGTTTATACTCTCTGTTCATCCCAATGGAATGGAACTACGAAGGATTTATTGATGAATACGGATATCCAGTTTTTGATAATCCAGACCATGATGTCCTCGACCCAGGAGGTGAACTAATAGATATAGGAATAATAGAGCATTGGAACAATGAAGCTGAAGGATTAAAATCTGATCAAGACGGATTAAACGAATTTTATAGACAATTTCCAAGAACAGAAGAACATGCGTTTAGAGATGAAGCTAAAAACTCTATATTTAATTTAGTTAAAATATATGAACAAATAGATTACAACGAAGGAATAGGTAATTCATCTGTATTATCTGTAGGAAATTTCCAATGGGTAAATGGAATTAAAGATACACAGGTTATATTTTATCCAGATCCAAAAGGTAGATTCAAGGTTAGTTGGTTTCCACCTAGTCATTTACAAAATAAAATTGTTATGAAAGGCAGTACTAAATATCCTGCCAATGAACATATGGGGGCCTTTGGTTGTGATAGTTACGATATATCAGGTACAGTAGACGGAAGAGGATCTAATGGATCTTTGCATGGTTTGACAAAGTTTTCTATGGAAGATTGCCCACCTAACCACATGTTTTTAGAATATGTTGCGAGACCACCAACTGCTGATATATTTTTTGAAGATGTGTTAATGGCTTTAGTGTTTTATGGAATGCCATTATTATGTGAGAATAACAAACCTAGATTATTGTATCACTTGAGAAGAAGAGGATATAGAGGATATTCCATGAATAGACCAGATAAACTTTGGAATAAATTATCTGTAACAGAAAAAGAAATAGGTGGTATACCAAACTCAAGTGAAGATATTAAACAAGCACATGCTGCAGCGATTGAGATGTATATACAGAGTCATGTTGGTCATTTAGGTGATGGGAATTATGGTAATATATACTTTAATGAAACCTTAAATGATTGGAGTAGATTTGATATAACAAAAAGAACTAAATTTGATGCGACAATAAGTTCTGGATTAGCTATAATGGCTTGTAATAGACATTTATATAAGCCAAACGCAAATATTGAAAAACCAAAATTGAATATAAATATTGCTAAATATTCTAATAAAGGCAGTATTTCAAAGATAATAAAGAATTAATATGAGGGAGTTTCCAAGTCAAATAGTTAGTGATATAGAAAAATTAAGTTATGATTATGGGCTTAAAGTTGCTCAAGCCATAGAGTACGAGTGGTTTGAGAATTCAAATAACTTAAATAGACACGTTTACAATAAACAGAATTTTCACAATTTACGGTTGTATGCCCGTGGAGAACAATCAGTTCAAAAATATAAAGATGAATTATCTATAAATGGAGATTTATCTTATCTTAACTTAGATTGGAAACCAGTTCCAATTATTCCTAAATTCGTAGATATTGTAGTAAATGGGATGGCTAATAGAACATATGACGTGAAATCTTACTCCCAAGACCCTAATGGCGTAGCTAGAAGAACAGAGTACATGAACTCTATAATGGAGGACATGAGAAGTAAAGAATTAAAAAACTTTGTTAAAGAAGAGTTCGGCATGGATCTTTTCAAAAATCCTCCAAATTTATTACCAGAAACACAAGAAGAATTAGATCTTCATATGCAACTAACATATAAACAAGGTATAGAAATGGCTTCAGAGCAAGCTATCAATTCTTTATTAGAAGGTAATGATTATGAACTAACGAAAAAGAGATTTTATTACGACTTAACAGTTTTAGGTATAGGTGCTGTTAAAACAGGATTTAACACATCTGAAGGAGTTACAGTGGAATATGTAGACCCAGCAAATCTTGTTTATTCTTATACTGAATCTCCTTATTTTGAAGACATATATTATGTAGGTGAAGTTAAAAATATCCCTATAAACGAATTGTTAAAAGAATTTCCTCATTTAGATATGGAGGAGCTAAAGAAAGCTACCCAACACAGTAATCAATCTTCTGCTAATCATAATCATGTAACTACTAAAAACAAGTGGTCTGACAGTAATAAAGTACAAGTTTTGTATTTTAATTATAAAACATTTATGAACGAGGTTTATAAATTAAAAGCAACTCCAAGCGGAGGAGAAAAAGCTATAGAAAAAGATGATAGTTTTAATCCAGAAGAAAATCAAAATTTTACAAAAAAATCAAGATCTATTGAATGTCTATATGATGGCGCGATTATATTAGGAACAGAACAACTCATAAAGTGGGAGATGTCTAAAAATATGATGCGTTCTAAAAGTAACTTTAATAAAGTTAAAATGAATTACGCTATTTGTGCTCCTAGAATGTACGAAGGTAGAATAGAATCTATAGTTAGTAGAATAACTGGATTTGCTGATATGATACAGTTAACACATTTAAAGATCCAACAAGTAATGTCTAGAATAACTCCAGATGGTGTTTTTTTAGATGCAGATGGATTAGCTGAAGTTGATTTAGGAAATGGAACTAATTATAATCCACAAGAAGCTTTAAATATGTTTTTCCAAACTGGTAGTGTTATAGGTAGATCATTTACTAGCGAAGGAGATATGAACCCTGGTAAAGTACCTATTCAAGAAATATCAAGTGGTAACGGTGGGGCTAAATTACAATCTCTTATAGGTAACTATAATTATTATCTACAGATGATAAGAGATACAACTGGATTAAATGAAGCTAGAGATGCTGCTCAACCAGATCCAAAAGCTTTAGTTGGTGTACAAAAAATGGCAGCAGCTAATAGTAATACAGCAACAAGACATATACTACAAGGAGGATTATTTATAACAAAAGAAATAGCTGAATGTTTATCACTTAGAATATCTGATATATTAGAATATTCTCCTACTGCTGACGCCTTTGTACAATCTTTAGGTTATCACAATGTATCTACTTTATCAGAAATGTCAGAGTTACATTTATATGATTTTGGTATATTTATAGAGTTAACTCCAGATGAAGAAGAAAAACAAATGTTAGAAAATAATATACAAGTAGCGTTGGCTCAACAAAACATTGAACTAGAAGATGCGATTGATATTAGAGAAATTAAAAACATTAAATTAGCTAATCAATTATTAAAAATAAGAAGAAAGAAAAAACTACAAAGAGATCAAGAAATTCAACAGCAAAATATACAAGCTCAATCGCAAGCTAATATCGAAGCTCAACAAGCTGCAGCTCAATCTGAAATGCAAAAACAGCAATCTATAGCTCAAACAACAATGGCTCTAGACCAAGCTAAAAATGATATGGAAATACAAAAACTTTATCAAGAAGCAGAAATTAAAAAGCAACTAATGGAGTTGGAGTTTCAATTTAATATGCAGTTAAAAGGTATAGAAGTAGAAGGACAGAAAGCTAAAGAAACTGAAAAAGAAGATCGTAAAGACAAAAGAACAAAAATACAAGCTACGCAACAGTCAGAGTTAATTGAACAAAGACAAACTGAAGGACCATCTAAAGATTTTGAATCGTCTGGTAACGATATACTAGGTGGAATGGATTTATCTATGTTTGGTCCTAGATAGACAATTTTATTAATTATATAATATTTTATTATGGCAAAAAAGAAAAAAGAAACAAAAGTAGAAAAGGCTACAGAGCAACCAAAAGTAGATGAAACGGTTGAAAAAATTGTAGTAAAAGAAAAACCTAAACAATTTAAACAAAACGAAGAAATTATTAAAGTAGATTTAAATAAACCCCCAACACCAAAAGAAAATGAAGAAATTAAAGAAGATAGTATTGACGACGGAGGAGTGGTTGAACTCGTTGAAAATGCCAACACCACACAGGAACAAAAAGAAATACAACCGGAAGCAGAAACACAAGAATCTCCAGCAATAGAAGAAATAACAGATGAAGTAGTAGAAATCA